TTAACAGCCCCCCTTAAAAAATAAATTAATAATTTACAAAAAAAATAGTTTACAATTACAAATTTTTAATTTATAACTGACGTAGCAATAAAGGAGATATATATGCTAGATTTTACAAACGATTACGATTTTAACATTTTAGAGTTACCATTAATTCCACAAGGTATGCAAAAACCAGTAGATGGTTGGAAGTTATTAATTAGAGAAGATACTGGCGAACATTTACACGTTCACAGAGATAGCTATCAAGTACTACCACACGCAGATGTTGTACAAGCAACAGAAGATGCACTAAAGTCCGCAAACATTTCAAGCGATTATGATTTTAATGTTTATTGCCATGATAAAGGTAAAAAATTAGAAATAGACGTAAAATTTAATAATCTCGTTATTGAGCCTACAGTCGGCGACCATGTTAAATTTAGAGTAAGAGGGCTTAATTCTTATGATGGTCAATGGGCATTACAAACAGTTACCGATGCTCTTAGACTATGGTGCGATAACGGTTGCGTAACAGCCGACAGCGTTTCGTCTATTTGGCAACGACACACTAACAGCATATCAGTAGAAGGTATTGAAAATAAGATTAAGCTTGGCGTTGAAACTTTCTTTAACCAGAAAGAGCAATGGCAAGAATGGATGAAAACTAAAGTAGAAAAAAATGAAATTGAAAATTTATTTCGTTCAAAGTTAGTTAAAAGAGCATCTAAAACTTCAGAAGAAAAGCATAATAAAAAGCAATTAGAAAATCTTATGGGTCAATTAGATATAGAATTTAGTAATTTAGGTCCAAATAAATGGGCTGTTTATAACTGTATGACACATTGGGCAACACATACACAAGATAATAAAAAACCACATATGGTTACTCGAAGAAGAGAAAAAGTAGTAGGTCAAGTTTTAAATACAAAACAATGGCTTGAAATATAAACGGAGAGGGCGAAAGCCCTCCCCAAAACTTAGGGAGAAAGTTATGATTGATAGCGTTACAGAATTATTTACCTGTATGGAACAGAGATTGGATAATCAACTAAAACATTATCCAGAGAACCACATATATCCAGAGATAAGTAGTGACTGGGTTAAGCAAATGTCCAAAGAGGCACAAGTCTTTGATTGTAGTGGTATTAGTCCACAAGTTATAGGTGATGGCTCTTTTGAGCATCAGATGTATCCTTACAATGAAACACCTCCTTCAATAGATGCAAGGCTACCCTCGCCAGTCTGTATACTTGCTTTTAAAATCAGTAAGAAAAGTAGTTTTTTTGACAGCGCAAATATAAAAGAAGGACATACAAAAAAATCAATAGCGATTTATGGAAACAAAACTATAGAAGAACTTGCTGATAATCACTATTATTTATGTAAGCAAATAGACGATGACCCCTCGCATTTTGAAATATGGTCATTATCACACGGTAGCAACCCAACTCGCTTTGGGATAGTTGGCGGTGAAAAAAACTGGGAAGTAGATTTATCTTTACAACTTCATGCCCAATCTAAAAGTGATGAGATTAGAAATTTAGACAACCGTTTTTTGAGTGCTGTTTCTGGCAGTCTAAGGCGTGTCTGTTGCTTGTTACAGACCATCAATACACCTAGGCATGTTTTGACAAACCTTGGCGGCACACGGCAAGCTAGAAGGTCAGCGCATAGAGGCATGGGCTTTGCTATGGACGCATGGCACAGAGTGTCTTGGGACGTCAGCAAACCAGTTAATGCTAAAGAACCTTATGATACCAAATTTCATAAACTGCCTTTACATTTTCGTAGAGGGCATTGGAGAGAAGGGGCAGAAGAACACCACCCTAAATCAATATTTAGAAAGGGTAGGTGGCAAACTTGGATAGAAGGGTACTGGGCAGGTCACCCTGCCTTTGGATTTAAAAAACAATATTGGACACCTACAAAAAAAGTTAGTTAATTACAAAAAAAACTCTTTACATTTACATTTTTATATATTATAGTTTACATATAATTAATAAAGGAGATTTTTAGAATGAATTATCAAGTAAGTACAGAAATACAAATAGAAGTAAGAGGTCGAGAATTTGTTATAGATATTTATGCCGATATAGATGGCGATTATGTTCCAGATAATATTGACTTAACATGGCAAAATACAAAAACTTATCGTCACAGAGATTTACCAAAACGTTTTCAAGCTTATGTTGAAAAACATTTTGATGACGAAATAAACGAAGCTATTTGTTCTGCTCCTATTGACTTTGATGACACTGCTTATGACGCATGGAAGGAAAGTTTCTAATGAATTATGATACTTCAATATTATCAGAGTGGGCTACCAAAAAAGGCAATAAGTTTTATTGCACACGTTTCAATGGTTCGATGCGTTACATTGGTTGTTTCGAAGCTGTTTCAGATGGAACTAGAAACCCTGATATGAGCCGATTAGATTGGAAACCAATTATGGACGTTGAAGATGGTGCTAAATATGTTGGCGATTTTACAAGCACTGTAAACAATAATGTTTATAAACTTTGGATTGGTGCTAAAAATGATTGATTGGCAAGATAAAATAATTTTTGTGGCTATGATTATAATGATGGTTATAGCCGCCCTTAACATAGACAGCTTTATGGTTATGCAATGAGTAATAAAATAAAAATAGAACTTACAGAAAAGCAATTTTTAGCAGTTTACCAAGCTATTTATCATGACATCAATGATATGAAATTTGAACAAGATGAGGGTTTACCAAAACCAGAATTGAAAGTTTTGGTAAATGCTTATAACGCAATGACAGAAGGATTAGCAAAATGGGAGAAATAAATGACTTTTATGAAAACCCGTATGATGAAGATGAATTTTTAAATCCTGACTGCGATTGTTACGGTTGCGCTACTATGCGTCACGCTTGTCAGTATGAAAAAAGAAGGGAAAAAACACCACATAAAATGAACTTAAAAACTTATTTCAGGCATAAGGATAAAACTAATGGAGATAAAACCAGAGGATAGAGATACTCGGGACAGTATTAAAAGAGAAATAGATAGGCTAGAACCTCTAGCCTTACTACCCAACGCACCGCCATCAGTAAAACAAGACTATAGACAAGCAAAAGAAGCTATGGCGGTATTAATTAAAAAACTTAGGGAAGAAGGAATTAAAATATGAAATACGGTTATATGAAGCCGTGGGAACAGCTACGAAAAAAGCAATCTTTAGAAGTAAAAGAATTATTTGAAATGTTTAGTCATTTAACAATAACAGAAGCTTCTAGGGCAATGGGAATAGATACAAATTCACTTAGGACACACGCATTTAGATTTGGTGTCGAGTTTGCAAAACAATATGGCGGTAAAACGTCCATAGAAACTGATAAGAAAAAAATAAAAAACCAAAGGATAAGTTTACCAAAAGTTCCTTGGGATATTCGTGGGGAGGAGATTAAACGACACTAATAGACACCAACTGATTTAATGGCATTTGCCTCCCCTTACTTTTTATAAAAAAAATAAACAGGGAATACAATGGAATATTACACGCTTTTGACAATATTTTACCCAATTGCAGAACATGAATTACAATTTAGCATTTGGTTTTTATCGGAAAACGATTGTTGGAATATTTTAACAAACAAAAATACTATTTACGATAAATTAAATGCAACTTCTGGACACTGCGATGTAAGCGATGTTTTATCTAAATTAACTAAACCTAAAATAAGACCTTGGTAAAAGTTTTATTTAAAAACAAAGATTTATAAATTTTTTTTACTCAACTAGTAAAATTGGCAAAATCATATGATATAAATAAATTATAAACCTCAAGCATAAAGAAAGGAATTTTATCATGCAATTAGGATTATTAGAAAGTAGCCCAGAAGAAAAAATTATACGCCACAAAAGAGTAAATATAACCTACGCTCTAGATTATACGGTCAACAAAGCGTTTCGTAATGCTTTTATGACTTGGGTGGCATTTGATGAAAATCACGATATTGTAAAACCATACAGACGCTTTACTGGTGGTAAAATATTGCCCGATGATATTGTACTTTTAAAAGACTTTTTTAATGAACAAGCTGATGAAGTTATTTCAGAAAAAAAGAAAGCAATAAAATATATAAACGAAAATTTTACACATGACTTTGATAAAAATCATTTCTTTGCTGACCCAAAGCTATTATGTAAATATATGCAAGAAGCAATAGACCAATGCGAAGAAGCTCGCAAAACAGTAAACGAAATATTAGATTTAGCTAAAGGTTATTAAGCTTTTAGGGGGCGTTACAATCTACGCCCCTTTATACAAAAAAAATTATAAATTAATAAAAAAACCTCTTTACATTTACAAATTTATATTGTAATATTTACATATAAACAAAAAAGAGGATTTTAAAAATGACTTATACATACGACGAAACCATCCTAAGCGATTTTTACAAAGAGGCTCATGGTTGGAGACCAAGCGTAGGCTATTTAGAATTTTTCGCTGATTTAACGCCTGCTCAAAAGCAAAAAGAGTGGGATGCAATTTCAGAGCAAGTTGATATTACTTGGAACGAAGAAGCGGAAGCCTACGAACGAGCATATGCAAGCTTTTATGAGCGAGTAATTGAGTATCAAAAAATGGGGGCTGTAGACGAACTTCAAGCTATCGTTTGGATAATAGAAGCAGAAGTAGGCGAAGATAATGAACCATTAGAATACATCGAACCTAGCTACATTTGCTATAAACTTGGTTTAGAATTTAGTTATACAGACATTTTTAAAGAGCCTTGCGAAATCTATCTTAAACGCCATAAAGGTAAAAGTCTTTTTAAATAAAAAAAGGGGGTAATTAGCCCCCTTACCTTAATTCAAAATGTGGACCATCTATAAAAGGTCTACGTCCTTGCGACCTTCTAAGGTCTATATATTCATTCATAGCATCTTCCATAGTACCTTCATAATCGCCTATATCATCTATATGCCATGCCGCACCCCATCTAAGCCTACAACCTACTTCTTTAGCCGCACTAGCCATTGCATCAGCTATGTCATCATATACATTTATTTCCCAAACAACTTCCGACCCATCATATGCCACTAAATCAACAGCGTGTGAAAACCCGCTATCTTGCATTAAGTGTTTTGATTTCATTGTTTGGCTTCTGCCCATATCGAAAAGCCGTTGTTGTTCTTCGACACTTCGAACGCCATACGTCACGCCAAAGTCAATTTTAGTTCGTTCTATAGCCTTTTGTACTGTAGAAACCATATCAGGGTGAACACCCTCTAGCTTGCCCAAAGACCTACTTGATAATTTAAAAGCCATTACTTTCTCCCGAAAAATTTAGTTGCCGACCTAACTCCAAAACTTGCCGCAACAATTACTCCTAATGTGTATTGATACCAATCAGGCATCATTTCAAGTGCCGCAAACCCATCTGCAACAACTTGCCTTCCAGTATCGCCTAAAAATACAAGCACAAGTGGAATACTGAACAAAATAGTCAGCCATTCGTCTTTCCACGAGTTCTGAGAGCCTTGCGCCATTATGCGCTCCCAATCCGCAATCGACGTTTCTTTTGAAAGCATTATTTTAGCTTTTGCTTCAGCCTCAGTAAGTTTTAATTTAGCTTCTGCCGCTTTAACATCAGCTTTTCCCTGCAACCAACCACCTGCAATATTGGCAATTGGTCCAATAAGTTGACCAATCATTTATTACCACCCATGTTTGTAAAACCAAAATATGCCGCAGTTACACCAGAAACAGCTACAACATAAACAGCGGCAATATCCGCAAGTAAATTAGATGCTTGTTCTAAACCTAACCAAGAAGCCAAAACAATGGCAAATGGGTATAAAACCATACCGCTTAGTGCAAACCATGTCATTCTAAGCTGTGCGTCCCTTTTAGCGTCGGCATCTTCCATAAGTCGGCGTCTATCTTCTAGCATAATTTCACGTTCGTCTGCATCAATCTTGCCGTTATCATTTAAGTCATACTTTGCTTTGGGCATTTGCATACTCCTCAATTATTTTTCTATTATACCCTAAAATTATTAATCGTCCATTTTTATTGTAAGCGGCAAATTTTTTACCACGTTCAATTATTGTTGGCTGTTCACTTCTAGGCAAGCCACTTTCATGCTGTTGTGTGTTACCAGTATTTTTGCCTTTTCTGCTTGCTCTAGGCATTGCTGTTTATCCGAATAAGTACCTATTTGATAATAATGTAAGTTATCTGTATTTATAAAATGCAAAAAAATTAAAACATAAATCATGGCAAGTAATCCCAAATATCCAACCAACCCATATGATGCAAATAGGCCGTAGAGCCGACCAGAGCCGCCGTGAGTAACAAAACAATAGAAGCGGCAGTAAGTGCTAGGTCAGCACGTTCTTGTGCCTCACGCCTCGCCCTAGCCTCTGCTTCACGTTTTTCTGCTAAAACTTCCCTACGCATTTTCAATAAAGTATTCCAGTGAGAAGGTCCAAGCGATTCACAGATAAATTTTTTTAGTTCTTCTTCAGCTTCAGCCGCTTGCCTAAGTTTCTGAAATCGTTCCATAGCTATAGCGTTTACACTTTTACTTGAAACACCTTTTTTCTGTAGTTGCTTTTTTGCATTATCGGTTGCATCGAAAAATTGGCCGATTTGCTTACTTAGCCCTGCAACGGATTTTCCCGCCGCAAGACCTGTTTTTATGCCTGCGAGAATTGTTATCGGGTCCATTTTATCTACCGTCAGAAAGTGATGGGCGTTTTACTAAAAAGTCTAATGTAGATTCAAGGGATTTTACTCTAGCTTGTAATTGTATTATTTGATTAAACTGAAGCAAGAAGCCTTCTTGAGTTTCGTACACATCATCAAATTCCGACATTACGTCCGATAAAGTTTCTTCGCCTTCTTCTTCCAGTTCTACTATATAATCAATTAAATCCTCAATTTGGTTCGCATTATGTTCTACATCACGAATTAAATTTGTTCGGTCAGTTGCGTTATTTTCTATTGTAAGAGTTTCGACTTGTTGTGTCAGGCTTTCTATAACTGATGCTTGCGAAGAAGCATACCAAATGCCTCCTCCGACTGTAGAGACTATCGCCACCACCGCACTAGCGGCAACAGCAATATTTACCTTGGGTAAATCCATCTAATACCCATTAGCTACCAACTTGCTAAATTCACCCGACATTAATTTTTTCTTAATGTATTCATTTAGCTCTGGACTACCTAATTTTGCGCCACATTCTTTCATCCACATTTCTATAACTACAAATGGAATAGACCCTGCAAGGCGCATATCTGACTTGCGGTTGTGCCCATCTATATTGCGTTCTTTATTAAAATCTAAAATGCGCTGAATATCCTGACTGCGGTTAATTACAATTTTACCGTCTTCGTCAAAATATTTTGTTTGTACGCTCATTTTTCTTTATCCCAGTTAAATTTTCCTTTATATCCCAGTGATTCCATTTCTTTTTTTATAACTTTAATTGCAGTGTCGCCAGTTTGCATCTTTAACATTTTTTTCAGCATTTCTAGATATTCTTCTTTAGGTATGTTTCCAATAGCCATTATTTTTTACCTTTCTTTTTTTTGGGAGCTTTGCCGCCTTCCCAAGCCTCATTCACATCTGGAGTTGAAGGGTCATCTGCTTTTAATTTGCCAGTTGCCGTTCTTGCTCGTTTTGGCTTAGATGCTCCTATTTCTAATGCGAAGCCTGCTTGCAATAAAATTGCGCCTTCTTCTGCATCAACTTCTATTTCTTCGCCTTTATTAGTAGCAACACCGTTCACAAAAGGTCGCCTGTCAGTTGTTATTTTAACTTTCATAATATCCTCCGTAGTGATGGGGCATTTCTGCCCCACCTAATTTTATGATGCGTTAATGTCCGCAACAATACCGTGCGCCTTTTGCGAAGTAACTTGTAAGCCATACTCACAAGAAATTAGTCTACGCTCAGACAAACCAGTTTTCGCAAGTGGTTCTTGCTTCGCAGTTTGTAAGTAAGCAACCTCAGCATATGATGGGTCTAGAACAAGAACGTCAGGTGTATAATCTACACTTGATACTGTTCTAACACGCATATGTCTATTCGGCACGATTTGTACTTCTCCAAAATCAGAAATGTACACATCAATAGCCGCATTTAGCTTGCTATCTTCTGCTTCTTTGTAACGTGTTGCGTTACCAGTGAAGGTTGAAATTTTTTGCTTCTGCGCTGAACCACACATAACAATTTTTGGTGTAGCCCCTGCGTTCCAACAATCAGCAATCACCCCTTTTAGAAGTGCTTCTGTAATTGGTCGCAAAGTTCCATCAGTAGCCGCCGCATTTACAAATCCGCTTTCGCCAGAACCTGATGTTGTACCATTTGCACCAGAACCACCACGAGAAACGTTAGTAGTTAGGTAAGCAGGTAAACCCGCAGTTGCTCTAGCAGTACCAGATGCACCTGCGTTTGCCGCAACATTTTGTAAAAGCATAGCTTCCATATCACGTTTTAGCTCAGATAGTTTGTAAGCAACCTGTTTTGCCACTGTTTGTGCGTTTGCAACACCATTAACAGCTTGGTTAGTAGAAGAAACTTCTACAACTTTTGCTGAAATCTGTGTATAGCCACCTTTACGAACAGCGTTAGTTGGTGCTGTATTGGAAAGACCAACGTCACCCTCTATCTGTCTGTTTGCGCCAGTTGCGGCGAGGTCAACTTCACTCCATTCAAAATAAGTGTTGTCAACGTTGCGTGTTCCAATAGTAGACATAAGTAAAGTCTCTGTTGGGGTGATAGAAGCCATCGCTTCGGATAGGTCTTCTCTAATTGTAGAAACATCGTATGTTTCGTTGGTATTTGCCGTCACGGCCATGATATAGTCCTTTCTTTAAGACAAGAGATAATTAGTCACATCGTCTAGTGACCCAGATTTTTGCATTCTTGACCGCGCTTCTTTCTGCTTCATCACCTTCGTACTGCTAGCAGTCTTTTTTGCTCCCGCTTTTACCATTGGCCTTGCGCCTTTGGTTTTTTCTACAACCTTAGTTTTAGAAGTTTGTAATTTGCGGTAGGCTACAGCATCACGAACAATTTTAAATTCCCAAGTATGTTTTAGATTGCCTAATATTTCTGGAGGAACTTGGTAATAATCAACAGCCACAGTTTGAATATCTTCTAAAAGTTTTTTACTTTTTTCGGGGTCATTTAACTCTGGCATTTCCTTCTTCAATATTTCGGCTTGTTCTGCCGCATACCTTTGGTCTTGTTCATACATAATACGTTCATTAGCTTTAGCTTGTTCTTCAGCTTCTGCTTTAAACTTACTAAAGGCTTCAACGTCTTGCCGATATTGTTCCATTTGTTCCAAATAACCTAAAGGGTCACTTTGTTGAAGTTCCTTGTTTGGCATAATTGGTTGTCTTGGAGCATCGCCATTTTCATACGCTTGTAATATTGCATTGAGTTTTTGACGGTCTTCCTGCAATGATTGGGTGGTTTGCTCAAGTTCTTTTTTAACTCTAGCATTTTCTTCCATACCCTTTTGGATGTAGTCTTGTCCTGCACGGCTACGCTTTAGCTCCCCAATGGTTGCCTTCTTAATTTCGCCATCGCTTTTATACTCTAGCTCCATATCGTCAGAAAGTTCAAAGGGAACGGCTTCGTCGTCATTTAGCCCATCCTCATCCACGATTTCTTCTACATCATCGCTATCGTGGTCAGCGACATCTTCACTTTCGGCTACTTCAACCGTTTCTTCAGTCTCAGTGTCCTGAGGTTCCTCAATAACAGCTTCAGCAACTTCGTTTAGATTATCTTCTAATTTTTGTGGTGGTTCTGATATTAAATTTGCAATATCATTTATGCTACCACTGTTAGGTTCAGTGCTCATGAGCGTCCCTTGCCTTTCGTTCTATGAGTTTTTCAGCGTCTACATCAGCCCTTAATAAAAACTCAATTTCATTTAACGCCCGATAAATGGCGTGAGCATCCTCACGTTTTTCCACTTCTGACGCACTCGTATTTGCAATTAACCGTAATTGGTCGTCACGCAAATCCTTCATAATGCCTAGAAATTCTTCATTATTTAATAAATTTCTGGCTCTAATAGCTCTTTTCTTGTAATCCATTCATCATTTCTTCATTATGTGGTCTTACTTTATCTTGTTCAGCTTTTATTGCAGTTGTGTCAACCGCAGTTTCATATTTACCTAATATTTCCGCAACCTTAACAGCTAAGTCCTGCACCATATTATCACGCTGTAAATCATCTTTCATGGCTAGTTCGTGCATTTTAAAATCTCTATCACTTGCCGCTTTTTGAGCGTCTAATTGTAATTTAGCCATATCTACTTGCGCTTTTGTTTGCGCTTTCATTTGTTCAGTTGCCATAAATGCTTGGTTCGGGTCAGTTTGTTGTTGACCTTGTTGCATCATTTGCGCTTGCTGTTGTGCTTGTTCCTGTTTAGCCGCTATCAACTCTTGTTCTTTTTCAAACGTAACTGGCAAATAATAACGGTCTGTATTTTTTATTCCTACAGTAGCCAATAAATCAGCCAAAGTATTGCGAACGTTTGTCATAGTAACTAAGCCATTTTGCGCTCCGTATTGTTGCCAAACTGCCATCTGTGTTTGTAAAGTTTCGCGCAACACTGCCGATTTTTCGCCTTCCCTGCCAGTGCCTACTCCAACATTAACCATCATGTCAGCATCAGAGTTCCAACTGCGAGGGTCTACAGCAACAAATTCATTATTTAACCTTATTATTTCTTCTTTGTCTGCGTTATTTATTATGCAATGCGCTATAAGTTTAAATAACCTTTTCATGCCGCCTTCAGCTAGGTTTCTAGCTATAACTTCCGCTTGACCTGCCGCTCCCTGCATGGTTGCCGCTATGGCTGTTGCACTTGCTGATTGCAACACATCAGCGTTTAATCCCTGTGACGCTTTGCTAATACCTGTTTTATTGTCAACTAATGTGTCAAAATATTGTAGGGCGGGAAGGGTTGAACCCGCTGTAAAAGGAACAACTTGCTCACGAATTGTTCCTGCCTGCTTAACACGAACTATTCTTCCTATTTCATTGTTAAGCAAATCATCAACTGAAACTTGCCCATCTACTATTTCAAGACCCGGATTGTTAGTCAACGCAACGTTATCTAAAACGCCACGAAGCATGGAAGTTGCCGCATCTTGGTCGTCCATAACCAAATCAACCAAACTGCTACCAAAAAAGGCATGGGGTTCGGGGTCAACTTCAAATATTGCAAACGGCACTTCATCTGCTAATTCACACGAAAGAACTTTGTAACTAGAACCGCCTAGAATGAAACGATACATCAAAGGCTTTCCAGTTCCTTCTTTATCTATTTTCATATATGCTTCTGTTACAACAACTTTTCTACTTGTTGGGTCAACACTTTCATCATCGTTTTCGTCAACAGCGTAATTTCTACGTTCAAACTCGCTTTCAGCTTCAAATGTTGACATATTGCCTTGTAAGTTGTGAACTTCTTCATGGTCGAAACCCATTGCAAGCAAATCGCCAATGGTCATATCTGTTCTGTGTCCAATAACAAAAAAGTCATCAATACTGCGAGCATTTCTATCTACAAAAAACTCCTCAGGCGGTATGGAAGTAATAGTAATATCACCGTTTGTTATTTCGATACTCATTTTAATATCGTGCATAATTGTTTCAGTGCCAATTCCATCTTCGTTAATAGTTCCAATAGAATTTTTTGTATGCTCTAAAACCGTTACATTGTCGGGTTCTGTTAAATAAGTAAATTCGTCATCCGTTAAATTGTGCGCTTCGTGTACTTCAGTCTTTGCAATGTCTTCGTACATTACTTTCGCTATTCCAGTTTTCTTAACCATGGCGTCTTGAAAAACATCGTTTAGCAATCTATAGCCGTTATTTTGCATAAATTTATAATTGGCAAACTTTGTCATTTGCTCACATACTTGAACGTCTTCTGGCATTCTTGGAACAAATTCTACAACGTTTTCAGTGCTTAGAAAAACACGTTGGATAGATGG